CGTATGTATTTGGCATATAAGTGGGCATCCCTGACAGATGGGAATACCCGCTGCAACAAAAACCACGCAACGGTGCTGACTGTGCGCCTACCCCAGTGGTGGGGTTGTACATCAGCACAAACCCATTTGTACTCATCCAAGCATGAGTAAAGACTTGATCTAACCACGGGAATGTATGACCCATCTCCACTGAAACAGCCTTGTCATCAACGCCGCTCATTACCTGCGTCATCCCGTCTGGAGACAAGTTATTAGCAAAAGAGACAGTCGGGAATAAAAGAATGGATAAATACTTTTTCACCTTACCCTCCGATCTGGCTCTGGTATCCGATCAGGATTAGCTTCCCAGAGAGCTTTTGCCTCATCACCAATCTTTCCATCATACGGGCAGGGCGTTCCAGCACTCATCATGCTTGACCATACGCGATAGTCCTGACACATCAGACTAACTGCTGCGACCCGCATACCCATGTCATAAAGAGTCTTGCCTAACTTGATTCGCTCACAATTGATATCTCTGACTGAACGACCTGTAGACAAGCCTAATATTTGTGTCTGAACTGCCCCTGATATACCTGTTGTACATAAGTCCTGGCTATAGCTGCTGCCAATACTTGGCGCGATAGCACTTGGCGGGGGTGATTCCACCTTTTGTGTTACTCGCTGCGTTGAGTCGCTAATGCTTTGGCTATTGTTCACGTTGTTATTAGTGTTTATAGCTGTAATGTCGCTAACACTATTGCTTGTCGTAAAGCTCGTGCTGTTAGACGTTGAATTGCTCGTCGTATTATTTGTATTTATGTTCGTAGAATTATTTGTTGATATGGTGTTGTTAACATTTGTATTAGTGTTGTTACTGGTACTTGTGTTGATGTTTTCAATAACACCGTTATAGTCCATTGAATTTACGTTGGTATTTAAGTTCGTTCCGGTTGTAGTGGTATTAATTGTTGAGTTATTTGTGTTGTTGTTCGTTGAAGTTCCTGTGTAGTTTGTTGTATTAGTATTGTTATTGGTGTTGACGTTTGATGATGAGCTTGTTGCAGTTGTAGTAATCTCGGTCTGCGTCTGTCCAAAGACAGGCATAGCAAAAATGCTAAACATTGCTAAAACCAATAGACTTTTCATCAAACATACCTCTAACTTGGCTCCGAGGGCCAAGTAATACTATTTGGAAATCCTGACTGTGCCGGCAAATCGCGCAGGGCTTGCCGATAAGTCTTCCACTCTTCAGTCATAGTAACGTCAGACAATGCCATCCAATCTGTTGCTGCGAGTTTAGCATTACGATCAGATCGCACTGATTCAGCTTTATCAGCATCTAATTTAGTTTGATATTCCGCTTCCTGTTCAGACTTTGTAGCTTCTTCAGTGTCCGTGAACATATCCTGTTCAACCCACTTTTGTCGCCAATATCCATCAGAGTCCTGTTCTGCCCCATCTCGCACAACTCGTTTATATGCAGAGGATGGTTCCGGTTTAAGTGTCTCATTTACAGGATCAATACCCAACGCTTCGTAGACGTTTTCGTTCCAGACTTTCGGAAGTGAGACATTCGGATTGAGCTTGCGGATTTCACCTTGTGATTTCAGTTCTCCGCTTGATCGTACTCTAAATTCCATAACTATTGTCCTAAGCTATTGCCATAAAAATGTAGTCGCCATCAGATAGCCCTTCTACTTGGAAGCCTCCAGCGTAGTTTTCAATGTAGTTTTGATTAGTAACTGATGGCTGGTTGCTATTCCAGAGATAATATGTGTCATTACCGCCATTGTTAAAAGCATAGAAAACGTACCAATCTCCGGTGGAGTCATATCTTTTAAGCATTATCCATCTTGGGTGTGCTGCGAATCCGCAATCAACAGCGGTGTTGCCACTCTTTGTAAAAGAACCAACTTTTTGAATTCCGGCAGAAGACGCATATAACAGGGCCACGAAATATTTACCGTTTTCGTTTGATGAATTTTGTGCGCCCACTGAAAAAACAGAGCTTGTTGGTGTCGTGTTGTTGAAAACAGCGGCACTTGTTGCCGCATCTGTATTAGTAATGTTCAGAAACTTATCGTTGCCAATCCCAGAGTGATACACAACGAACGGTCTAGTGCTAGTTCTGCTTTTAATCAGCATCATTTCAGGAACCGCGTCTAGCTGATGGCTTATAGTTCTAGCAGAACCGTTACCTTCATAAGCAACAATATCTAGCAGACCCGGCCTCCGCATCCATGCCGCCTGATAATAGTCATCTTCACCATTCAACGTACCCTTAGTCGTGGTCGTTATGCCGCCGGTATGATCCATCGTAAAATCTGCTGAATTATCAGTGTTCGTTGCATTTAGTTTTACTGAACCAAGCTGTTGCGCTGACGTACTCGTTGCCCTATGAAAGGAACGAAAAGAAGTTTTAACGTCGGAATTACCGTCAGTTCGCGTATTAACGTGCCAATCAAATTGTGTAGGCCCAAACTCAAAAGTACGAACAGAAGTATCATTTCCTGTGTATGCAGTTAGGCCAAAATAGTCTGTCCCGTAGTCAGCGGGTTTGTGACGTTTAGCAATCGCGGTATATACAATTCTATCCCCACTGCCGAAACCTCCTGTGTTGCGAAAACCATTGTGCAACAAGCGGAATATGCCGTTATTGCCTTCAGCATCATTAGCATTTGTTCTCAGATACTTTGATGTGGAATTTGGTTGGTGGCTGAGTCCACGCATAACATCTGCAATACCCCAGTAGCTTGTGGAGGAACCTGACGCATTTTTATAAATTATCCACTGAGGCTCAAAGCCTAAGTCTATGTCTTGGCCGCTTGAAGTGTATTCAAAAAACCCTGACTTAATAATTGCTTCATCCCCGTCTGCACCAAATATCTGACTTGCTGAGTCGCCTGTTCCTGCAAACAAGTAAGCAACAAAGGTTCCACCACCTTGGTTTACTCCACCCGCACCACCTATTGTAAAATGCGTTGCTGTCGGAGCCGTGTCGTTCCAATAGTTATCATTGTTAACCCTTGTGCCAGTGCCATTCAATTCCAAGTAATAATCTTCGGGGTTGGTGTGACCATTACCTACATGATAGACATACCAAGAGTCTCCAGAATCAGTCCTTTTCACCCATATCATGGAAGGGACGCATTGTAAGTCATGAGCGATTTGCCTGTTGCTAGAGTTGTCTCCAGTGTAAGTAACAATGTCAAAAAATCCCGCCTGTTTCAAAAATTGCCACAAGCATATTTTTTCGCCATTTGCATTGACAGGGCTATTTTGTCCTACGGTCACGCCGTTACTATTAAAGCTAATTAAACTAGAGGGACTTCCTTGAGCCGCTTCCGCATTGCTTCTGTTTGTTACCAGATATTTTAAATTATTCCTTTCTGTATCATATATCTGTGAATCACCTTGGTTTGACCTTCTCTTAAACCACGCAAGACCACCTCTATCGGTAAAGTCCATTCCAGTGGTCAACGTGCGGCTTGTTGCAGATGTATCGCCGTTGTATAGAAATGTTTGAAAAACATCATCTACATAAACAGGATCATCCTTCGCTCCACCAGAGGCGGCTTGTAACAGTTTATTAGCTGCGCTCATTAGCCCATCGCCTGTCCAGCAGTGAAGCCGTAATAATTAGTGCCACCATCGTAGGTAACAAACACAAACACATCTACACCACCAGAGGTCGCTGTGAGAGTGGGCGCAGTAGCTGCTGCCCAATCTACGCTCCCAGGCCATGTAATTGTTCTAGCAGAAGAGTCCTGAACAACCTTCAAAGTGAATGCGCTGACCTTGCCCGATGCAGCAGGGTTTGAGAATGTGTAGGTCACGTTCTCAGTTAGTGTATGAGTAAAGTTATCGCCATCACGCAGGTTGATAGTGGCTGCGTTTGAACTTGAGGTAACCGCGGTAGACTCCTCAATCTTGCCATTGTCAAATGTAACTACGCCATTAGCGTCTGCGGTAACAGCCTTAGACGCCTGTGTTGCTCCAAGAGTTGTAATATCTAGGTAATTTAACTCTGTGGCAGTAGCCGTCACGCCATCCAAAATGTTCAATTCCGCTGTTGAGGCAGTTACCCCGTCTAGGATATTAAGTTCTGCTGTGGTGCTAGTTACGCCGTCCAGAATATTTAATTCTGATGCTGTAGATGTAACACCATCCAAAATATTAAGTTCTGCCGTTGTAGCTGTCACACCGTCTAATATATTTAGCTCTGTTGCTGTAGCAGTAACACCATCTAAAATATTTATTTCAGCAGCGGTAGAAGTAATTGCTACTCCGCCTAAAGTAAAACTTGTTGAGGCAGAAAGAGTTGTAAACGACCCTGCTGCTGCGGTAGAGCCACCAATGACAGAATTATCTACAGTTCCACCATCTATATCTGGGGTATTTATATCTGGAGATGTAAGTGTCTTGTTTGTTAATGTATCTGTTGTGGCCCTTCCAACTAAGGTGTCGGTAGTTGCTGGAAGTGTAACTGTTACATTACCTGCAAATGCAGAATGTGCTGGAGCTTGCAACTGGGCGTAATGTGCATTACTTACTTCACAATAAAATCGCACATAAGACTGCGCTCCAGAGTTTTTAATTGATATGGCTCCCGATTCCATATCAATGCCATTTGTTCCATCTACTCTTACAACACCAGAACCATTTGGCGTAAGTAATATATTCCCATTAGATACACTAACAATGTCTTGACCATTTACATCCAGGCTTCCACCTAATTGTGGTGTGGTGTCGGCAACAATGTCACTCAAACCACTGCTGGTAAAAGCTGCCTGTATCCATGCAGAACCTGTATAAACGCGTAACTCGTTAGCAGTCGTGTTAAAATACAAAGCTCCAGTAAGCAGTGCATCTCCATCATTATCAGTGCTTGGATTAGAACTTTTGGCTCCAAGATAACGATCATCAAAGGAATCAAAACTTGCAGCAGCAGAGGTTGCAGATGATGCCGCTGATGTGGCACTGGTTGCTGCGTTTGAGGCAGATGTTGCCGCTTCTGAGGCTTTTGTAGTGGCTGTTGAAGCACTGGTTGCGGCAGAGGTCGCACTACCTAAAATAGAGTCTACATAGGCTTTACGAGCCAAATGAGTGTCATCACTAGGGTTTGCGCTTGATGTAATTACATTGGAACCGAGGACAATGTTTCCTGTCATTGTGCCGCCAGCTAGAGGCAGCATGGTGTCTAACTGACCTTTGTTAACAGCATCACCAGAAGATGACCCATCGGTGAGTCCGGTAATCTTATTGCTTCCCATAGCAATTGCACCAGACATCGTGCCACCTGCTAGGGGTAGTTTGGTTGCTATGGAGTTTGTAATCGTAGTGTTAAACGCCGCATCGTCATTCAATGCTGCTGCCAACTCATTTAATGTATCTAACGCGGCTGGCGCACCACCTACTAGATTGGTGAGTTGAGTATCGACATAGCCTTTTGTAGCAGCGTCAGTGTCAGAAGAAGGAGCTGCTAAGTTAGTTAGAGCAGTATCTGTAAAATCGACTGTTCCGTTTACAACTAGATTATTAACTGTTGTCGTACCACTAGACGCAGTTAGATTTCCTGTAACATCCCCCGTGATGTTTCCGGTAATATTTCCAGTTACGTTTCCTGTGACGTTTCCTGTAATGTTGCCAGAAAAATTAGAAGATGCAGTAATAACTGTGCCAGTTATAGCGGCGGCTGTTGACCCACCAATAACCATTCCATTGATAGTTCCACCCGTGAACGTAGCATTGGACGAAACTAACGATGAATTAGCGGTTACAGTCCCAGATGCTGTAATTGCGCCTGTAGTAAGCGATGTTGGGTTTATACCAAACTCAAATATATTGTTACTGCCATCTCTACCAAACAATCGTTTGTCAGCAGTATTCTGAGCTATTTCATAGGCTTCAAGATCAGAAGTAGTAGGTGTATCTCCTGCACCACCCGTTTCTCGCCTTACTTTAATTCGTACTGCCATCTACATCACCATTTAACTCTGTGCGACCAATATCTCGCACTGAAAAAATCTGGGTTAGGATCTTGTGCATTATGTCTTTTGTAATAAGACTTTCTGCGTTTTTTGTCTTTTTCAGACTTGGGATTCTTACCCGCACCTGTTACGCCCTGCTGACCAAATCTAATCAACTTGGTCTTGTCGCCTTTCTTGGCAACAACAACATGACTTTTAGTGGGGTGATTGGGAGTCCTCTTAGCTTTGTTATAAGCAGAGACTCCAGCTTTCTTGAGCTTAGGATCTTTAGCCATGAGATGAAAGAAGGGGGCAAAGCCCCCCTCTATGCCTCATCTTATACGTCTGGAACGCAGAGGATGAATCCTGCTTCTGGACGATAGGCTTGTACACCATACAGAGTATCTGCGGTGTAGAGCGTCGATAAATGCTCTTGCTTGTACTGAGTCTGTGACCTTACAGCCATCTGCTCGGCAAGCATGATTGCATCCTTATGAATAAGGTATGCACCACGAACATCTGAAGAGCCAGCACTATTGCTACCTGCATCCTCAATAACTGGGCAGTTAGATGATACATAAATATCAATACCATAAAGCTGACCAATCAAACCACTTTGGGTGGTCTGAGGTGAGGTAAAGTCTGCACTCACATATCTATCAATACCCATGATTGCAGATCGCAGAGTAGGTGGAATAATAAACGAACGATCTGTCATAGGAACGTCATTATCATCCATCTTCTTAATCAGAGCGCGGAATCCCGCGTCTGTAAAGACATCTGCTGCTACAACAGTATCATCGGTGTATGCGGTCAGGCCACTGGACGCATCAACAAAGAATGAGTTGGCGTTCTCAAAAGCTGTACCAGCAGCGGTAGAGCCATCAATAACGACAGTCATATCTAGTGTGCTTGTGCCAAAGCCTGTACCTGCTCGGAACAGATCGTCATCGACCTGCTTGGCAAGTGCATAACCAGCGTCTTCAGTGTAGAAAGCTCTCAGACTCGCTTGAGCCTGTACTTCTACAATGTCCTCAATAAGCCGCGAATACTCAAAATGCCGGTTAATAGTAACCTGCAATTCAGTTTCAAGGCTTGCTTGGATTGTTACCGCAGTGGCTTCTGCTTTTGCACTAGCACTTCCGCGAGTTGGTTTGGGAACGTGGATTACATCGCCCTTTGAACCAGAAAAGTTCAAAACTTTTACAAGAGGAGCCATTTTAAGGTTCTTCTCGTATGCAGCGATTACTTCGTCACTCCATATTTCAGGAATAAACGTACCAGCAGCAGTCTTATCTACAGCAGCATTAGCTGTAAAATAAGCACCTGAAGTTTCATTAGCCATCTAAGTCACCTTATCTGACACGATTCTCCGCATAGGCTAGTCTTAACTCTGGCTCCATACTTCGATATCGCTTAGGGTCAGTTTTCATAAGTTCAATAATATCTGCCCTTTTGTAGATCTTCTTACTAGATGTCTGAGTGCTTCCAGTTGCGCCGCCAGTAGATACCTTTTTCAAAGTCTCCTTCCTGACATTTTTCTCAGTAGTATCAGTGCTGTTAGACACTGATTTAAGTTGCTTCCAGTTAGAAAAAAGCTCATCAGCCGCAGCCGAATCAAACTGTTGATCTGCTCTGGTTAGCAACTCTGTCCTGATAGGACTACCCTTGACCCAGTTTACAAACTCTTGGTCTTGAATAATCTCAGCAACATCTGGATGCTTTTCCAGTAAAACTTGCTTCGCCTGGTTCTGCTGTATCTGAAGAGTAGTTTGCTGTGCCTCTTTTATGAGGGGGTGATTAGCAATCTTGTCTTCAACAGCCTTATCAGGGTCTGCAAAAAAATCTACCTCTTGGGCAGGTTCCTTGGCTTTGTCATTACTGGATTGATTAAGAATAAAGTCATCAACTACTTTCCTAAGCTCCGTAACCTCTTGCTTCGCGCCGCGTAGCTCTCCTAACTCATTACCTTGATTACCAAGTTTTGTTTCCAATTCTTGGTGCATCCTGATAAGTTCAGCAGGAGACTTGTCACGATATTGCTCTGGAACCTCTGCTACCTCTTCTTGAACCTCTGGTTCTTCAGAGACAGAAGTGTTGACTTCCTCATCTACCTTAACCGGATCTATAATTTTAGCCATCATTAAACTCCTAAGACCTTGTATTGGCTACCCTTTGGGTTCTCTAACCCGCAGGACTTCTACTCGGCTGCCTTACGTTCTAATGCTATCTTTTCTTCTCTTTTCTTTACCCACTTTTCAGATGCTGTAGGGAAATGCCCACTACACCCGTCAAGATGAAAGATCGGAGCAGAAACGATCCTTTTTGCAATTTTACCGCATACAGGACAATCCATGACATTTGTTCCATGTGAAACAAATTTTTCAAAAGTGTGGCCGTCATCGCACTGAAAATCACGAACTAACATCAGACCACCACTGGATATCGCTACCCTGTTCGGTTTTTGCCAGTTCTGCCGTAGTCTCAAGACTTAGCAGAATATCTATAATTTCTAATTTTCCTTTATTTTTATATAACATTTCAAGCGTATGCGTTGATTGTAGATCATTATGAATCTCTCTCAACTGCTCTAAATCTTCTATAACTTTTTTCCAACCTTCCGTTAGAAACATCTCTTGGAAGATTTCATAATCATTATCTTCCATTAGTTAGGTCGTGCCTCTGGCTGCGGAGCAGGTGCAGTCTGGGACGCTTGCT